GAGTAGACCACTAGTAATCTATGATGAAAGTGTCGAAATACTAGCGCCTCTTCACAAGACTATCGAATCAGTCTTGATGAAGCTTCCATGGCGTCTTGTCGGACCACCGACGGAGAAGGTAATATCATCTGCCTGTGTTTACCCTTGCCAGACCTCAGTAGATCTGGTGAGCGCCACAGACAACCTGTCCTTAGATGTGACAGAGGCGATACTGGGGACTTTACTTAGAAAGTCCCGCAATATTCCAGGACCGGTGCGCTTACGGGCACACCAGTCACTCCGACCGATTATTGATTGCGGCGGAGAGGAACGGGAAGTATCGCATGGGCAGATGATGGGGAGCTACCTCTCTTTTCCTTTGTTGTGTCTTCATTCGTATCTCGCGGCGCGTTGGGCGCTGGCAGGGAGAGAAGGCACAATTCTTGTAAACGGAGACGACACGCTCGTCTCGGCAAACGTTTACCTCGAAGCGTCTTCATACCCTCGCGGGTACAAGTTAAATGACATGAAGACTATTCGATCTGGAAGTGTCGCCGAAATCAATTCGACAGCGTTCCTAAAGAATTCAAAGGGCAAGTGGCGTGAGATTCGTCACTTGCGGAGAGGTGGATTTCTTTCCGATTACCACGGCATGCTACACGGCGCAGCTGCTGTCCGTGGCTCTGTTGAGTGGACAAACGCGTTTGTTCGTTCGAGAATCGGAAAGAAGTGGGGGTTTCTACCCTCCCAGTTAGGGTTACACCCTAGATCTTACCCAGCTTACGAAAGGGAAAGATCGATGTCGAACAGGTTCTTCACCTGCCTTCCGGGGCCCCCAACAGAGGCCTCGACATCACTTCTAGCTGTCCGGAGAGAGCTAGATCCCGACGAGAAGATTGCCATGTATCTCCACCAGTGGAGATATGGTCGGGAGGGGGGTAGAAAGAGAGACGTATACAACCCTACGGTAGGGTGTGTACGTCGGACCTACGCGTACAGGGCTGTGAAGCCCTGGAGTCGACTTTCCTATCTTGGGAAGTTGAGGTCTTTGAAGTTGACCGCGCGTAGAGAGGAGGAAGAACTACGTTATCTGCCTGCAGATTACGTCAGTAAAAGAGAGGACGAGATCCTTGCTGAGCTGAAACGTTATAGCTCAGAAGTATTCAAGGATCTCTAGGGAAGTGGTCCCTAGGCCAGAATGTATAGTTAAGCAACTACACTATACGGTGGGGGAAGAAAG